AGGCTATCGCTCCAAGTGATAACAGAAATCCAGCACGTTTATCTAAATTCTTTAAAGAGTTGTTAGGATTTGAACAGGAAAGAAATAAATTAAATTACTTAGGGTTTGCACGCCCTCTTGAAGACACAGTGTTGGGATTACCAACTAAAGAACAAGGAGCACTTTATACCAAAGATGTAAATTATCTTGGAGGAGATGCAATCAAGAAAGGAACCTTAGACCCATCCAGAGCTGGTGTCATAGGTGAAGGACCAAGCTATTTAGCTAAAAACGTGCCCATAAGCACAATTATGAGAAGAAATAAAAGAGGAGGAGCACTCATGGCAAAAACAGGATTGATGCCGTTAACAGAAGCAACAAGTAACCCAACAGGGAACAAAAGAACTAAGCCACCAAAGATACCTAGAGCAGCAGCAACTAAAGTTGTTGACCCTAGAGATGAGGCATTAAAATTAGTAGCTAAAAAATTAAAAGAGGATAAAACTCAAATAGGCATACCACAACCTGTTGCTCCTACACCTGTGGTTTCCGCTCAACAACCTATGATGACTGCTGGTTTAGCTGCTCCTATGATGCCACAACAAGAAATGACTACCATGAAAGAGGGTGGCACAAAGTCTAAGAAAGGCAAAGGATTAGCTGTGGTAATTGGTATGAGTGGTGAACAGCCAGAGTATGAAGAAGCTTCAAAAGGCACTCCTGCTGACCCACCTCCAGGTGCTACATCAGATGAAGTCAAAGATGACCAACATGTATTGTTAAGTGAGGGAGAGTTAGTTGTACCAGCTAATGTGGTTAGATATCATGGACTTGGTATGTATGAAGGATTAAGAAGAGAAGCACTACAAGGCTTAGGTGAGATGGAAGATGCTGGACAAGTGGAATATGTTGATAATGATATTAAAAGTGCTCAAGCAGGTATGACTATTATGAACGCACCAAATGTTGCTACATCTCAAGGTATAGCAACTCAACAAGCACAGTTTAGACCAACCACTACTCCTGAAGCAGCTTCTGCTCAGTTTGTATCAACAGGTTTTGTGGATAGGAACAGAGATGGTATAGATGATAAATTACAACCAAGTGTTAGGAAAACACCTGTAACTACAACACCTACATCATTTGTTACTCCTGCAGGATTAAGATTAGGTCCTACTACAGATGCAACAACAGTCGTTGGGGCAGGTAACGTGGGTTCTTATGTAGCACAACAAAAAGGTGTCCCTGGAGATGATAAAACTAAAACACCACCTCCTGCGGACCCAGCCCCTGTTTCACCAGCTAAAGTTGTACAACAAGATGTTGGGGGGGATGACGGAGGAGACCCTGAAATAAATGCAGGTCTTGGAGGAGCAAGAGCAACTATTGGTGGACAAGAGTATGCCATACAATATGATTTCAATGGTAATATTACAGGCATTGCAAATGTTGCAGATGCATTAAGCACAGGAAGAGCAAACTTCTTCGCACCTAATCCTGAGTTATCTGCAGATTTAGCTAACATGACTAAAGGACAAATAAATTTATTATCTGGCGGATTGTATGGTAATATATCTAAAGAAGGTAAAATTAATAGAGAACAAACTGTAGCACTAGCTGAAAAAATAAAAGCTGGTAACTACGGAGGTTTAGGAATGAGACCTCAAGAGATGCCTATGCCTAGACCTGCTGGACTTGGAACATCTACAATGCCTAGAGTTGAAACTGCTCCAGTAGCAACAGTTGATAGACAAACATTACCTTCAACTGCTCCAGTAGCACCTGTAAATAGACAACTTGCGTTTGGACTCGGAGAAAATTTAGGCGGAGCTTTTGGAACAAATGTTACAGATTATGGTTTGTCTATTGACCCAACTATAGGACGTCCTAGTGTTCAAGCCCCTAAATTAGATATTACTAATGTAGCTAACATGGGTATTGATGGTCCTGCTGATGCTGCTGATACTGTTAGTAGAATGGGAATAGATGGTGCTGCTACCACACCTTTTCAACCAGCATTTGATTACAGCGATGATATGTTACCTGACCGACCACAACAATCTTTACAACCTGTCTCCCGTAGAGGAATAGATGGTCCTGCAGATGCAGCTGCAGCCGCTAGTCGTAGAGGAATAGATGGTCCTGCAGATGCTGCGGCTTTGAGACAATCACGAGACCTATTTGACCAAAGAGCTGGAATAGATGAACCTATGGGTTTCCAAAGTATATCTGATGAAGAAAAAGATATTGCAGGAGCTGGATTAGGAAGAAAAGAACAGCGTGAAGAAAGAGACTTGAGAGACCAACCTGCTAGACAGACACCTAATACTTTTGTATCAGATAACTTCTCAAGTGGTGGGCAAGAAGATGTAAATGCCCGTGGAGGTAGCGTAGGTATCGGCATAAATGACTCTGGAACTACATATAGTGAAAACCAAGATGGGTCATTTACACATGAAGATGGCACAACTGTAAACTTTACTGATAGTAGTGGTAAGCCAGGCAACGCCCCAACACAAGAAGAGGCACGAGATGCAAGAATGGCAGACAGAGACAGACAAGATAGAGAAGCCGCTGCCGCAGGTGACCCAGGAGATTCTAAAATAGTTTGCACAGAAATGTATAGACAAACTCAACTTGATGACTGGGCACAAGCTATGAAGACTTGGTACATTTATCAGAAAAAATACTTGACACCTATACATGAAGTAGGGTATCATTGGTTATTCAAACCTTTTGTTCGTGGTATGAAAGTTAACAATGTATTAACCAATATCGGTGCTTATTTTGCAACCGAACGAACAAAACACCTTAGACATGTTTTAACAAAAGGCAAATCCAAAGACAGTTTAGTTGGAAATGTATTTTGTAAAATAATCCATCCTATAGTTTATTTAGTAGGATTGGCAGTTCATAAAAAATAATTTATGAATTAATTACTAGCTACTTATCCCCCAATAATGGCTACGATAACCCTAGGAGAAGTGACATGGCTGAAATGGCTGTAGAACAAAAAATAGTTAAGACCCCAATAAAATACAAACGTAACGATAATAAAGAAGAGTTAGAGTTAGAAAAAAATTTAAAAGAAAGAGATGAAGCTTTAGGTAAAGCAAAAGCAGAAGCAGAAGATATTGCTGAAACAGAATCTTTAGCACCTGAAGAAAAAACATTTAAGAAAAGATATGGCGATTTGCGTAGACACGCACAAGAAAAAGAAAAGACATATCAAGATGAGATATTTAAATTAAAACAACAGTTGACACAAACTGCAGCTCAAGAAATAAAATTACCTAAATCAGATGAGGAAATAAATGAATGGGCTAAAGAGTATCCTGATGTTGCAAAGATTGTAGAAAGTATTGCTACTAAGAAAGCAAAAGAATTAGATTCTACATTAGAAGAAAGAATGAAGTTAATAGCTGAAAGAGAAGCACAATCTTCTCGTGCGATGGCAGAAGCAGAACTCATGAGATTACATCCTGATTTTGATGTTATTAGAAATGACCAAGAGTTTCATGACTGGGTTGAAATGCAACCAAGATGGGTTCAACAAGCTCTATATGAAAACGAGAGTGATTCTAAATCTGCAGCAAGAGCTATTGATTTATATAAAGTAGATATGGGTATTACCTCTACGCCTAAGAAGAAAACAGATTCTTCTAAAGATGCAGCAAAAGCTGTAACTAGAGGTAGCTCAAACACACCTTCTGCTACTAAATCAGGACAAGCAAATCAAATAAAAGAGTCTGATGTAGCAAAGATGAAACCACATGAGTTTGAAAAGAATGAAGAAAAAATAAGGGAAGCTGTACAATCAGGTAACTTTATTTATGATATAAGTGGACGTGCTTAACATTTTTCTTTACTTTTTAAAATTTGTATGGTATAAAATGTATAAATAGCAGCCCATCTTTCTGATGACCACCTGCTTAACACATTTTCACGAATTATACTAAGAAAAACTACCTAGTTTGAATTAGCCCCAAAACGGACACCTAATTGCATCTAGCCTTTTGATTGTGTATGCACTCGTATTTTTATATTAGCCAAGGAGGATAACATGGCTTTCCAAACTGCGGCTGGATACGGGAATTTACCTAATGGCAATTTTAGTCCTGTCATATATTCCCAAAAGGTTCAGCAAGCTTTTCGTAAGACCTCTGTTGTAGAGTCAATCACAAATAGTGATTACTTTGGAGAGATTGCGAATTATGGTGATACTGTTAAGATTATCAAAGAACCAGAAATCACTGTAAAAGAATATGCTCGTGGTGTTAACATTCAACCACAAGACCTAGACGATGAGGACTTTTCTCTTGTCGTAGATAAAGCAAACTACTTTGCTTTTAAAGTTGACGACATTGAGGAAGCTCACAGTCACGTTAACTTTGAGTCAATGGCTTCAGACAGAGCTGGATATAGACTTCGTGACCAACATGACCAAGAAGTTCTTGGTTACTTAGCTGGTTTCAAGCAATCATCTCTTAACACTGTAGCAGGAACAGCTAACGATACTGTAAATGGTACAAAAGCTGTGTCAACTGCAGGTTCAGACGAATTGCTAACAAGCATGAAGTTAAGAAAAGATAGCTTTGGTAACATCACTACTTCAAGTGCTGGTGACCACTCTATCCCATTAGCTCCAAGAATGCCAGGTGCTACAGCTCAAGCAACAGCAACTGCTACACCATTGCAAGTTATTGCAAGAATGGGCAGATTGTTAGATACACAGTTTGTAGACTCAGATGGTAGATGGCTAGTTCTACATCCAACTTTCGTTGAAATCTTAAAAGATGAAGATTCAAGACTTCTCAATGCAGATTTCGGTGAGTCAGGAGGATTAAGAAGTGGTTTATCAATCGGCACATTACATGGTTTTGATGTATATATGTCAAATAACTTACCTTCTGTTGGTACAGGACCAGGAACATCAGGTTCTGCTAACCAAAACTCAAACTATGGTCTTATTGTAGCTGGACACTCTTCATCAGTAGCAACAGCTTCACAGATAACAAAGACAGAGTCTTACAGAGACCCTGATTCTTTCGCAGACATCGTAAGAGGTATGCATTTATATGGCAGAAAGATTCTTCGACCAGAAGCAATCGTAACTGCTAAATACAACGTAGCGTAGGGAGGTATAAATGGCGACTTATGATTTAACTTCTAAAGATACCACTGGCGTATCTTCCGACTCTATCGTGGCTATGCCATCAGCTAAAAATACTCACGTAATGAGAAATATTGAGGCTTATCTTGATATTGATGCGTTAGTAGCAGCAGGTGGTAGTTTCTCAGACGGAGATATATTTCAGGTATTAGAAATACCTGCAAATACCTTAGTCTTAAATGCAGGTGCAGAAGTAATGAAAGCATTTACAGGCAGTTGCACATTAGACATGGACTTCGCAGCAGGAGATGACATCATTGATGGTGCAGACATTACATCCACAGGCTTTTGTGCCGCAGGAACTAATGGTCAAACCAACACTGTTGTCGGAAGTGCCGCTTCAACTTACACTCAATTTGTAACTACAACAGATACTATTGATGCTAAGATTGCAGGTGCAGCTCCAGCCACAGGCAGACTTAGAATGTATGCCACTGTTATTGATTTAGCAGGTCATGGTTTAGATGATAAGCCTGATGAAGTCGATAGAGACCAATTAGCTTAATAGCGTAATTATGGGGACAATTAATTTTGTCCCCTATTATTTAAAATAGTATGTCACAAACTTTTCTTACATTAACTAATAGTGTGCTTGCACGTATTAATGAACCACAACTGACCTCGTCTACTTTCTCAAGTGCACGGGGTATTCAAGTTCAAGCCCAAAATGCAGTTAATGAAGCCATACGATATATTAATCAAAAAGAATTTAGTTACCCTTTTAACCATGCAACTAACACAGAAGTTTTAGTTCCAGGGACAGTAAAATATAGTTTACCTACATCTACTAAACATGTAGATTATAATACTGCAAGAATAGTTAAGAACTCAACTTTAGGCACATCAGGTGCAAACTTGAGTACATTATCATATAACGAATATATAGCTAACAATGTTGAACAAGAAGATGACATTGTAACAACAACTACAAGCACAACACATACAGATAGTGTTACAACTATAACTGTAGCTAGTACATCAGGATTTGATTCTTCAGGAACTATACACATAGTAAATGAAGAGATAACATACACAGGAACAACAAGTACAACATTTACGGGATGCACCAGAGGTGCTAATAGCACCACAGCAGCTTCTATAGCAAGTGGTGTACAAGTAGCACAGTTTACTGGAGGAGGGGTGCCTTCTCACATAGTAAGAACACTAGATAATAACTTTATTTTGTACCCGTTTCCTAATAGAGCATACACACTAAAGTTTGATTACTTTACCTTTCCATCTGACCTATCAGCACATGACGACACCACAACAATACCCGACAGGTTCGCCCCAGTGATAATAGATGGGGCTACCTCATATGCATATCAATATAGAGGAGAGATTGAACAGTATCAATTAAACTTTGCAAGATTTGAACAAGGTATAAAAAATATACAGACACTGTTAGTTAATAAATATGAATATGTAAGGTCAACAGTGATATTAAGACCAACAAGTATGGCAGGATACTTTAGCACTGAAACAACAACATAATGGCAGATTTATCAAGAGCACAACCTATAGCTTTCAACTGCGAAGGCGGATTAGTTTTAAATCGTTCCACGTTTATGATGCAACCAGGTCAGGCATTAGAACTACAAAACTTTGAGCCTGACATAGAAGGTGGATATAGAAGAATAAATGGATTTAGTAAATATGTATCTGCAATAGTCCCTGCAACTTCTTCTGCTTCTGAAAAAGTTTTGATGGTTTGTACCTTTGCAAGTAAAGTTGTAGCAGCAAGAGGAACAAATATATTTACTGCAGACCCTGCAGGTTCTTCATGGACAACAATAGATAGTGGTAGAACAAGTGCAGGCAAATACTCTTTTGAAAGATTTAACTTTGATGGCAATGATAAGTTAATCGTAGCAGATGGTGCAAATGCACCTACAGTATTTAATTCATCATTTAGTGCAACAGATGTAACGTCAGCAGGAAGTGGTGAAGTAAGCACTGCAGTAACAGGTGCTAAATTTGTTAAAGCATTTAAAGAGCATATGTTTTACGCAGGCATGTCGGGTGCTAAACAAGAACTAGTATTTAGTGTGCCATTTGATGAAGACAGTTTTGCAACTGCTAGTGGTGCAGGTAGTATTAAAGTTGATGATACTATAACAGGACTTAAAGTCTTTCGTGAAGATTTATTTATATTCTGCGAAAATAGAATATTTAAACTGTCAGGAACATCTAGCAGTAACTTTGCAATAACTGCTGTAACAAGAGATATAGGATGCATCAACGGAGATACAATACAGGAATTTGCAGGTGACCTTATATTTTTAGGACCTGATGGATTAAGAACAGTAGCTGGTACAGCAAGAATTGGCGACGTTGAATTAGGAACTATAAGTGCAAATGTGCAGAGTTTATTTGATGCTAATTTATCAAGTGCTTCTGAATTTGAGTCCGTAGTAATACCTGACAAAACACAATACAGAATTTTCTTTACAAAAGATGGTACGGGAGAAAATGCTACTAAAGGTGTTATATGCGTCATGAAAGGGCAGACCTTTGAGTTTTCTGAAATACGAGGGATAAAACCTGCATCAACGGATACTTTTGTTTCTTCAGGAAATGTTATAGTTTTACATGGGGCATATAGTGGAGGCTATGTATATAGACAAGAATCAGGCAATGACTTTGACGGAACAGCCATTTTAGGTAAGTACAGAGGTCCTGACATGACTTTTGGAGATGCTGGACTTAGAAAACATATGCAAAGAGTTATTATAAACTATGCTCCAGAATCAACAATAGATGCGGATTTATTTTTAAGATACGACTATGAAGCAAAAGATTCTGTAAGACCTGCGGCTTATGCATTAGATTCTGGGGACATTGCTGCAATATATGGAACGACAACTTATGGTGGAAGTTCTGCAAGTTTTGGAACTTATGGAGGTGCATCACAACCATTAGTGAGACAAGCTGTTGAAGGTTCAGGTTTTGCTGTTGCACTTAGAGTTAATGATGGTGGTTCTACTGCACCATATTCCTTAAAAGGATTTCAGTTAGAATATCAAGTGGGAGCGAGAAGATAAATGGGAGCTACATACACTAGACAATCATCTTATAGTGATGGAGATACAATAACTGCCGCTCATACCAATGATGAGTTTAATCAGTTATTAGCAGCCTTCGCATCGAGTACGGGACACACTCACGATGGTACAACTGCAGAAGGTGGTCCT